TCAACCTCTAAACCACTTTATGTTACCTATATAGTAAAACAGATACCTCCGTATGTCAATTAAATTGCTCTCTTTTTCTAACTTCCTTAGCTTTCTATTGCCCATTTTGTGAAAATGGATAACCTTAGAATTGCCATGTTTTACAAAAATGCATTCCATATCTCGCTCGTCTTTTATAGGTAATTTTTTTAATAATATTAACGAATTTTCATGCCTCTTTAAGTTATCTGCGTAGTAATCGAGAGATTTCGAGGTATCTGCAATAAACGAGAACTCATCCTTAGACATCTCGTGACCGTGCATATTTAAAACCCTATTTAGAGACCTTCCATCAATATATACATTTGAACCGTCAAGCAAGGGATTACTGTTTACCTTAAGCAGCTTACCTAGATAAAATCTATCTAAATCATTAAATTTAATAACACCTTTATAATAAAAATCGGATATAACGTCTCTAAAATCACCGATGCTCTTATCTTTAATCAGTTTTATATACTCAAAATCCCTCTTATAGCCCTTAACATAAAGCCTATTAAGGTTCTGCTTTAGTCCAGCTTTGTCGCAAAACCTTGCATACTACTGTACTTTTACTGTAATGGCAGCAGTCATATTCTGTCCGCCTAGATGCTGCCTTTTAAACTCCCTAAGTTCCCTTTCGAGCCTGCACTGGTGTTAAAATCTGCTTCATCAAGTAGTGCTCTTACCACTTTGCTGTTCTTTGCACCTGCAGTTCTCAGCGCTCCGTCAAGAGCATATCCAAATTGCAGCCTTTCGATTTCGGCTTTGCTATTTGACTCTGCCTCGGTAGCTGCATCCTTGTACTTTTGCACTTCGCCTTTAAGTCCATCGATGTTGACATCCTTAAACTTCTCAAGTGTCTCGTTCGCAGTTTTAAGCAGCGATTTAAGGTTAGTCTCTGAGGTTTTATACCTTTCGATGTCATTACCATTTTCGGTCATTATAGTATCAACAGCCTCCTTGACCTTATCCTCGGCTACTCCTAGTCCCTTAAGGAGATTTTCAATAACTTCTCTTTTCATGATGTTTTTCCTTTCTCGGTACGCTTTTATACGAGGTTGCTTCTCCTCCGTGTACATGATTACGCTCTGTACTAAGCTAATTTTTTGTATAACAAAAGACAGCTATATAGCTGCCTTAAGTATCGTTATTTGTTAAATCATAACCACCGGCTAAGCCGGTGGTTTGTTATTCATCTCTCTATCGTTCGATGAACCACTGCTAAAGCAATACAACTAAAAAACACACCCTGCCTGAGTGTGTTTATATCATTGGGATAAATTCGCCGATGGTTTTAAGATACTCCATTACCTTTTTCATCATCCCGTTTTCTTTCAGATACTCAATGCCCACAGGCGTGATGTCTATATCCTCTAAGTCCATGATTTGAATTCCGTTAATATACTCCTTTACTCTAAAGCCTTTTACGTATCCGGCTTCAAGCATTTCGGATAATATTGTATCTCTATATCCTTGCGGTATTTTTAGATTATCTGCACTAATTTCAATCAGACTGACCGGTTCAGCCTTCTTCTTTGCTACATACAGGTCCTTTAAGATTTCAAATACTATTCTGAAATAATCATCCTTTGGCATGGGGTACTCCTTTCTAATTCATATAGTAAATATTGTCATATATTTCCTGGAGCTTTTTACCCTCATCATTGTAAAATTCTAACTTATCATCAAAACCCACTTCAATTATTTTTTCATATAGTGCGTCTAGAATATTCGCGTCGCTATTCAAAAAGTCAACATCAAAATATTTTTGTAGATACTTAAAATCTTCTGCTTTATATTTCCAAACACTTTCCATACATTTGTCTCCTATCTTTTAACGAGTTTTCTTGGGTTGCATTGAATCAATGTTTTTGTATCCGGATTAATTGATATATTGCATTTATCATTTTTCAAAAGAATGCTACGCTCTCCCGCTTTGTTTACTTGTTCTTTTCCTACTCTTCCCGCTTTCAAACAATCAAGTAAATCTTCTATAGAAACGCCGGGTCTATTGTATTTCCGGTTTAGTGCCGAATGCCCAATCACTCTACTGACAAAATGAGATGTATATCCTTCTATCTGCAACCCCAACGGAGTTTGCACCCCCACCAAATTATTTTGCACTGCTCTACTATATGCATCATACACTTTATAACTTAGTAATGGGCTTATTTCTCCTTTACTTACTAAAAATCTATAATTTATTAAATTCTTGTAGGCAGGAGAATTATTATATTTGGCATCATAGTATTTGTCAAGCACTTTTAATTCGCTGCTTTCCGCGCCGATTGACTTTAACCAATCTATATGGTGCTTAATTGCTACATTCCTTGCTCTTTGTGCAGCACTTCTATCAAATCCTACAATCTTACCGGATGCGTCCTTTATGGCATGAACTTGAGATCTAGTCGTATCAACGCGCCTATCAGTAGCTTTGCAGAAATGTTTTAGCTCTGCTTCCTTACGCTTTAAATTGACCGCAGAGCCCTCCATCTCGTATTTTAGGCTCTGTCTTAAGGTATCATCTTTTGTCTCGTTGTAAGCGGAATTTAAGCCGGCCAAGTATCTCTTTTCTGCTCGAATTGCTCTTTCATATGATCTCTGCTTCTGTCCTGCTTCGTAATTGGTGTATGTCTCTCCATCATATTCATATGTTTTGCTATCCAAACTATCTAGGTATTCCTTCGAGTATGTTCTCTCCGTCCCTTCGTAGTAAGCGTAAAAACTGTGTCTGCAGTTCCATCCACAAAGTCCCTCACCCGTACCATAGCCCGTAATATCATAAAATGAGCCATATCCCTTGCTTTTCCCACTAAGGCTGTACACTCCACCTTGTCAATCCGCATGCGACGGTCTCGCTCCAGAATGTGCTGTAACTTCTACTAAATCCGTACCTATTTCGTCGCAATATAGCATGTTGAGTTCGGCAGAAGATTGATTTACTCCGGTGAGCACAGCTCTGCGAACTGCAACATCGAGCTTGTCGATATGGCCTGTGGGATATTGTACAGTAAGTCCTGATTTAGCAACCTGTTTGATTGCGTTTTTAATAGCAAAATCATAAGTAAAAGCGCCCGAGCTTACCTGCATATTGGCAAGATTAACGGCGTTAATAAAGGCGTTTTGTCCTTGACTAGCAGTAGTCCTCGTAAGATTCTTAACAACTCCTTTAGTCTTTCTTATATGAGACGATAGCAATTTACCCATCGCAACATTTGACGCATGATCTATAGGTGTCTTTCCTGCTATTGCAGCTCTGAGGTTCTCGCTTTCCATATTCTCAAAATTAGCCTCTTCGAAGACCCTAGTAATTTCAGCTTCCGTCAAGCCCAATACCTTAGATATGCTATTAACAATATCTTTATATAGTATGTTTTGCTGCGTTAGTTTCTCCGCCTCAAACTGTGCACTTTCGGTTAATGTACCTGTCTTAACAATTCGTCTCGCAATGTCTGCAACAAGCTGTTCGTTTATCAAATCCATCATTCCAAGCAAGAAAGATGTACACTGCGCTAAGTATTCAGGGCTAAGCATTACTCTTCCTCAGGCGTTCTCACAGTTTCAGGCAGCATCTCTTTTGCCTGGTCCTCTGTTACGCCATACCTTTTCATCAGATAGATTTCTTTTCGAATCAGCCCAGATGTGGCCTCTTGCATCATCAACTGATTTTCCGTCTTGCTGTCAACAATCAAGCTATCATCAAAGTTAAATGATACATCGTATGATCCTGCTGGTGCGAGCTTGTATAAGCTCGTCCATACATCCATCGCCTTAATTAAATCCTCTAGTGCACTCTGCAGCGATTCCTGAATCTGAGATACGAAAGAATATGATCTCTGCTTGCTAAACAAAACCTCTGTAGCCGTTCGGTCCTCGTCTTGGACATCGGATAATGTCCCATACGCTAGGCCACACGCAAACTCAATACGCCTTAATATTTGATTAAATCCATTAAACAAACTTGAGTCTCTTATCTCAGGACTGAAAATTTGATAAAAAGGTTTTTCAGATATGCCCGTATCTATGCTGTACTGACGAAATAGTCGCCCTTTGCCAGACGGCAAAATAGTATTTCCGTTACTGTCCTTTCTGAACAGCGACTCGGACATATCTACGGCTAGCTCTGTACCCTTAAACTCCCACATGATACGTGCCCACTGCTCATCAGCCTGCTTAATAAGTTCAGCAGCTTTTGAATAGACAGACACTCCGAATGGACTTTGCCTATTCTTGTTGTTTGCCTGTGGAATTTTAAAATAAGAGAATAATACGCCCGGCACATTTTTAATTGTCGTGTGCTCTTCAAGATTCTCCCATTCCGGAACATCAGTCAAATTTATCTGATGACCAAGCACGCCCTTTTGCTTACTCTCATAGGCTCTGTTTTGAATAACGCAATACTTTCCGTCAAAATCATGTGATTCGACTCTAGTGTATATCTTGCCGTCACGAACCACCTGCTCAACAAACTGACAAGAGGTTATCTGTCCGGAACTATTAAATCCTGTAGGCACAAATCTATCTGCCTGGATAAACTCAACGGATATTGTATCGCCCTGTACATAAGGCTTAAGGATGATTCCTCCAAGCGCACATGCATACTCCGTCTGAATCCTTAATTCTGATAAAACCTTTCTGTACGCTGCGTTTAAAAAATCAGCTCGTTTGCTTCCAATAATCTCCGATTCCATCTCAAGCGTAACGAGTCTTGCCAGCTCCGATGACACTGCAGAGGGAATGCCCGTGCTCGTCACATCATCTTTAGTCCATGGTGCTTTGTCTTCGTACATCGCAGACCACAACTCAATATAATCGATTGTCTTGTCATCCAGGATAATTGTACTAAGCACCTCTCCTTGTGCTGCACGCTCCTTAAAAACCCTTCTAATCCACTCTATTATCTTTTGAAACATATACTGCCTCCTAATAATCTATCAATCTCTTTGCAAAGCGCTCGATTGTATACTCGAAGCTATCTAGTGAGTCTATATCGCTAGTTCCGTCATCAAGCCTTACGTTCTTTGTTTTTTCCTTTGGGTCCCAAATACATGTGCTTAAAGCCAGCACCAACGATTCGCTTAGATTTTCGACATAAAAAAACCGCCCTTGAGCCATCAGCCTAGCGGTAAGGTTGATTCTGTTGTTAACCTCGTCTTTCAGTGCATTATGAATGCGTATCCATCCAAGTCCGTTTTGCCTTAACGCCTGTCTAAAACCTGCAATAAGTGTTTGTTCTGCATTGTCACAAAATATGTCTGTAACGGTACCATATCGGTTAATGACTTCACGAACAAAGTCACAAAACATCGATTCCAACATCGTGGGTGGTATCTCAGCATCTGTACACGGAATCCTTTTCGATAGCAAACTAATCACATTCTTGTAATCGGATGTAATCCCTGTTGCCACGAAAGAATGTGCAGAGCCTGTTCCACCAAAGTCGACTCCGATGTAGATATTCATGATTCGAGGAATTGAATCCGTCCAAATATGCCTTTTAGGGTTGTCTGCAAAATTCCTGTATATAAGCCCCTCGGCTATACACCTTAATCCGAGAATGTCTCTTTTATACCAAATCGAGGTCTGATCATACTGACTCTTTATCTCGGCTCGTCTTTGCTCTGAAATGTTAATGTTATCGTCAATCGTGAAGTGCTGGTAGTTGTATCCACCAAGCAATTCCCCTCTTGCCGCTTTATCTGAGTATTTATCTATATACTCAGTGTAAATATCTGCATTTGGATTATCTGGATTCAAGTCCCAAAAGAATTTGCGTTTACTTGCCGCAGCAGTACGGTTAAATGCCTCTTTGATAGTGTTATCGTGATGCAAATTGATTTCTGTAGCAATCCACATTCCGTACGAATTGCCTCGAATCTTTTTAAAGCTATCTGCTTTCGCACCGCCCGCAAAGATTACAACCTTCTGTCTGCCACCTGTTGATGGTCCTTTTATAAACAATGCGTCATTGTCTTTATATTTGCCCCATCTGCTTTGTCCACGAAAGATATATTCAAGCCCGAAGCCATTCGCATCGCCAATATTAAGCTTGGCATTTGCGACAGTAGACCCAGTAGCAAGATGCAATTTATCCTTAGCCGTTTTGAGTTCGTGCGCAAAAGCAAACACATTGTCTACGGTCTTACCCGCTCTTATTGCTCCTTCTGCGATGTTATACATACACTCAGCCGACCGCCTCATGTACTCCTTGTGTTTTTCGGAAAAATTAAAAGGGATTGTCTTACGCCTTATTATCGCCATATACATCCCCCTCTATATCATCTAAGAACTCAACTTCATCATCTCCACCTATTCTGCTCGTCTCAGCTTTAAGCTTCGCAATTCGCACCTTCTGTTCCTCTGTAGCAAGGTCCCAATCCCTATGCAGCATCTCGTCATATTGCTTAATCAGGTTCCTTAATTCACCCTGGGCTCTAGCTTGAGCTTTGAGAAAGTTATTTTGCTTATCCCAAGCCTGCTGCACTTCCCATTTTGAGCCCACTGTTGCCCCCGCTTTAGCTTCGACCTGCTCGACTGTCTTGTCGCTTTGGTCTTCAACGTAAGCAATCTTTTGCGCTCTTATGATAGCAGCATAAGCAAGCTGTATCTGGTGCCACAATAAATCGAGTGGACTTGCCTGGTCAACAGCATGTACAATCTCAAGAGTTTCCTCTGGCAAGAATCTAGAGAAGAATCCAAACTTCTCTGCGTTCTTATTGCCTGCCGGACCAGTAGCGTTCTTGTTGCCAAGCTGCGCAATTGCATTTTTGTGTGCACCCTTTTTCTTTTTTTGTGTGCACCCTTTTCTATTCCAGTTATATCTCTTTTTCCACGACTTTACCGTGTTGAGACTAACCCCGTATTTTTCGGCAATGTCTTTATATTTCATGCCGCTCATATAATCCTGTTCAGCTAGTTCGTATTTCTCTTTTGCCAAGCCTCACCACCTCTCTTTTCGTCGTTTTGTAAGTATGAAAAAAGACACCTCTTTTGAAGTGTCTTTAGGTTATTAAAATATTAACAGTCATATCTTAATTGTAGTGATTGTTCCCTGTTGAATAGCTACAGTTTTTACCATAATTGCATAATCTTTGATCATTAATGCTTAGCCCTCTGAATCCTCTTTTTTCAGTTATCTCAAGGGCTCCTTCCAACGGGATGCGATTTGATTGAATCTTAGCTCCAGATATTTTTTTTATCTCGTCAACTATATTTCTCTTCTTCATTACAACGTCCTCCTCGTGAAAATAATTGCATCTATTTGCTGCAGTCTCATAAAATCTTCACACATGTTATGACATTCAAGAATCAGATTTTGTTTATCAGGGCTCTGGCCAAAATCTTCAATTTGAAGTTTCAGCTCTGATAAAACCTCAATACTCAACGGACGACCGTGTGATTTCCATCGAGAATAATCTGATAGCGCCTTAGCAATTTCTTTCGCACGCTCTCTTTTTTCATCCTCTGATACACCCATTCCGTTACTAGAATGAGTCCCCCAATTTTTAAATTTAAACTGAACTAACCATTTAACCAGTAAGTCTTCTGTTAAATCTCGCGCCTGTTCGTAAAGGCTAATTTCCGCCAAGTCAAAATCTTTTAAAATGAGAAATTCAGCTTCGCTTATAGTTCCAGCTTGCGCTTTTACTAGTAGATCCTCTATTTTGCCAAGATATCCAAGTGCAGGGACAAAACGCCCCTCTTTATTCTGAACTTGTGGGTCTATTGGGCCTAGTACAGAATTGTAATCCATATGGATATTGTCGCCACTCATGCATAATATTGTTCCAGCGCTATAAGCGTGGTCCGGGATGATAAAGTCAACCTCGGAATAATTATATCTAAAAATATTAACAAGCCTCTCCACTGTAATTGCGTCACCACCATTGGTTGTGAGAATTACGCAAAGTTTTGTGTGCCTTTTATCTTCTTTTCTTGTTAAATCGATTGTTTCTCTGGCAAAATTAATCAGATTAGGTTCTATGGGACCGTTTAGATATAAGCAATCAGCATCGTAAAGCTTCTCAAGTTCCTCTAACAAATCTTTTATCATTTGACTTGTTTTTAAACTTATTGGATTAATCATTCCTCGCGTCTCCTTGTTTAACTCATCCTTTCAAAATGAATTATACCACAAAAATATTCTTTTGCATAAAAATATTTCCCATATCACAAAAGACGCCCAATTTTGAGCGCCTTCTGCGAAGTTAATTATGAGATATAAATTTTGAGGAAGCCACAATTCCCTTTTCGCTAAATACAATATATCACAGTTTTTTGTCCCATTTGTCCCAACTTACATCCTCAGCAAATTTTTTTAGCTTTCGCTGGATATTAGACTTGCTCATAAATATTTGTTCCTCAATTTCCCTATAGTTCATCTCCTCAACATAATACATCCTGAGTATTGTCCTCATGTCAGGGTCATCTATAGCTTCTATGTCTTTCTCAATAGCCTCAATTAGCCTGCTAATTTCATCTAGCTTGCGTTTTAACCGTCTCTCCCTACTCGATATACCCTTTCTATCAAAATCGACTCCTACAAGCGATTTTGGGACTCCTCGACCTGTCTTGTAATCCTTGTAGTAGTCTGTGACTATTTCTGGCTTAGCATGGTCGATAGAATACTTTAACCCCTCAGCTTCGCGCCTTAGTGCTTTTAACTGCTTAATCTGTTCGTAGTTTATCATGGCTATCACCTCGCTCCGTTCTTCCTTCCTCGATTCGCTTTATCTGCCTCTCGACTTTGAAAAACTTTGCATGCTCTACTCGCTCATTAATCCCTAGCAAATATTTGACTTGAGCTAACATGATCTCTACGTCAGCAACTTCCTCAATCAGATTAGCAAGAAATCCACTCTCGTGCTCATACCTTTCGAACTTGTTAAGAGCTTGTATAAGCTCAGCCAATTCTTCTATCAGCATATCCTTCTGACCCATGTATCCATAGTGATCTGCAATATATTTCAGTGCTTTCGTTCTATTACCCATTGCACGCTCCTATCTGTATGGCGAACTTTCTGGCCATAAAACCTCTATGCCGTTCTTGAGTGCGTATAAGTGCTCCGTGCAAGCACCTCTCGAGTGCACCCAATTGTCCAGCATGTAGATGTGCGTTGCCTTATCCAAGAGCCTTAAGCATATTGCCATATAGTCCTCCCAATCGCAGACCTCTGGCAATACTATTTCAGATGGATTGATAATCTCTGCCCCAGGATACTCGTCAAAGAGTATTTTCTTTGCCTCGTTAAAAGTCTTCTCGTAGTCATCATAGTCGGTAATCCTACCGCTGATGTATATTGTCATTTTTTGCATTGTTTTTCCTCGCCTTTCTTTGCTTCAGTCATTTTTGATATTAACTTTGCTATATTAATTCCAACCTTAGTCAATTCAGCATTTTTGTATATAAGTCCATTCTGATTTAGCCTTGCCAGCGTGCCTCTAGACACTGCTCGCAAATTGCTTGGATCAAAGTTTCTCGTATCTCCATCAAGAAATATTACCGCGTGATTCTTAGGGATTGGACCATGACTAGCTTCGTAGACCAGCCTGTGCTTTTGCACCCAATTAACTGACTTCTTTGCATTTTTTATGTCATTAACCTTAACCCACACATATCCATCTAAGTTTTTTTCTGTTCCAATCGGATCAGTGTTCTGTGGCATTCTCCCTGGCTTAAACATTGTTGGTTTTAATCTTTTGTATACGTCCGCAGGCATTTTTTTGCCTTTGTTTGGAGGAATAATACCTTTTCCAAATTGGCCAGTCCTTCCAGTATTTAATTTGTGATTCGCGATATAGCTTTTAGGGAAACTTTTAGACATCTTGCGTCCGAACCTTGCCTCAAAAGCCTCTTTAATCTCTTTGTAAGAATGCCCTGGGACAAACTCTCGCATAAAAGCATGCTCTTCTTCCGTGTACTTAATCATGAGAATTACCTACAAGCATCTTAGGTACTTTCAAATCTGCGTTCATGTGGTCGTCCATGAATTTCGTCGCTTGTAAAGTCACATTTGCATTTTCTATGATATTCTTAGCAATATTGCTAATTCCGGATGCCCTTTGCAATTCTTCTGCTAGAGCGTCTCCCTTTAACTCCTCATCGCCAAGCCTTTCAATCTCAGCGAAAAGATGATTATTTAAATCTAATAGTGTGTTTTTCATTTCTGCTCCTTCAAAATCTCATTATTCCTCTGCGTTTTCCTGTAACACCATATGCAGAGGTTCACTTCATTTTTGCCAATTACTGCACTGTACTTTCCGTACTCGTTGATTCTCTTTCCACATAATTTGCACTTCATTGCTACCTCCCATACTTAATCATGTCATCTACTAGCTGCCTTATGTCGTGACCAGTCATGTCTTTAGTGCCATCTATCATCTGATTGACCGTGCACCTCTGGTCCCATACTTCTCTCTCTCCAGCCGTACACTGTCCATAGCACTCGCACCATGATTGATATGTGCAGTAGGTTTTGCAATTTTATGATTTCAAAACGAGGGACCTGCTCAATTGGTCTTTTTTGCTTTTTACTTTTCTTAGTTCGTATCATTGTCCAGCTCCTCAACTCTTATCCATATGCCTGGTATCACTGCCCAAAACTTTTCGCAGATCAGACTTGCTACCTGTGCGTCATCTTTCCAAAAGCCCAGGTCAGTCATGCAATCCTGTAAAAGCTTGTTTGAGTTATCTAGATCAGGCTTGCTTATTTTCCACTCACCGTCTTTGTGCTTGCCCTTGATTGGGAAGCACCATTTCACTACGAGCCTTACCGGACCTACTGCTTTTCGATTGGGTCTAAATTTTGCCAGGTTAGCTTTTAGTTTTTGCCTTACTGCTTTTAGTTCCTCATCTTCGTAAAATCTAATTTTTCTATCTGAGCAAATTGTCGCTCGTTTTTCCTGATGTGTTTTTGTTGGCGGAATCATCGCCATAAAAAATTCAATCATGATAATCAATCCCTTTCCAAGTATTTGTTTCAGAGTCGTATTCGATTAATCCTTTTCTTCTTGCCATATCAAAAATTTTTTGCAACACTTCCGGCTGTGAACAAATCCATTTTGCAGCTTCGCTTTTTCTTATATCGAATTGCTTATTTATTTCTTTATGTCTCAACATAGGCATATATTTTGCTGCGTTTAAAAAGTCATAGTTTAAATTATTTCCAAATTTCATTTTTTACCTCCTCTCGCGCGGTGCATGTATGACCACTCCTATGTGTGGGCGGGGCGTAAGCATAGCGCCCCACCACATAGGGGTGTGTACATGCTTGCATGGGGGTGTGTAAACACCTATATATAATATAGAGGTGCGCACCCCCCCTCTGAGCAGTGCTCTCGACTATAAAATCGTAGGTGTGTACCCCCGGGTGTGCTCACCTATTTTTTTACAGTTCATCGCACCCCTCAGTTTTGCGTCTTATATATCTTTCACCACCAACTTCACCATAAGTTTCATAGCGTTTTTTGTACTCAGGACGAGCCTTTTTTCCGTTACCCAGCCATGCTCCTATTTGTCTATGAGAAGATAAACCTAAGGCGTCTGCCAAGTCAGACATGAGCACCTCGCCATCCATTTCGAGATCCGAAAAAGCTATCTCAAACTCATTTAGCTGCGCTTCCTTTGACTCTTTAGCGTTCTTCTTTCGCTCTTCTATAGCCTTTTTCCATGTTGGCTGAGCCGATTCTGTCTCTATGTCAGTGAGAATGCCAGCCTCGTCAACCTCGTGCTTTGGATACTTGAACCACATGTTAACAGGCTTAAACTTAGCAAATTCTCTGAGCGTTCCGCTCACTCTCCATGCACTCAGCGTCCTGATTTCGTCTTCGACTTTGTTACATTCATTAGAACACTTGAGAAGTGCACTTTGCGTTAGCGCTCTATTTGCATGACTAGTGATTTGAGGCAAGCTCAAGGCGTCGTCTAGTCCAACATGTTCATCATAATAACCTGGATTATTTGAGCGAATAGCCTCATCAAATACCTTGCACTTTGCCTGATTAAGCTGCATAGAATATAAGTCTTCTGTAAGTTCTAGCTCTATAAGGTCTATAAGAGCGTCTGGGTCTCTTGCGAATACTCCACTGCCTGATGCTCTGTCTAGGCTCTTTTTATTGCCCTGGGCGCCTTTTGAGTGGTGGTGGCAGTAGATTACACTTGAGCCAAGTTCCGTCGCCACCTTGTCAAATTGGTTCGTGAAATGAGCCATCTGATCTGCACTATTTTCGTCGCCTGTAAGGACTTTATAGATAGGGTCAATGATAACCGCTATATAACCCTTTTTAAGCGCTCTACGAATCAATTTAGGCGCCAGCTTGTCCATTGGTACTGTCTTGCCCCTTAAGTTCCAAATATCAATGTTGTTAATGTTTTGAGGCTTAATTCCAACCGCCTTGTAAACGTCTTTGAATCGGTGTAAGCAAGACGCTCGATCTAGTTCAAGATTTACATAAAGTACTCTGCCTTGACTGCACTCCCAGTTTAGCCATTTAGAGCCTTCTGCTATCGCAATACACATCTCTATAAGAGCAAATGATTTACCTGCCTTTGATGGTCCAGCGATTAGCATCTTGTGGCCTTGTCTTAACACTCCATGAATTAACTCAGGCGCAAGTTCAGGCATGTCATCCCAACACCCCTCTAGTCCTTCCGGATCAGGCAAGTCGTCGTTTAAGTCCTCGATGTATTTGTACCAATCCTCGTAGCTGCCTTTTCCGATGTTTGTATCTATGAGAAACTGCTTTCGGCCATCACGTCTAATGCCTGGCATTCTTGAAAGTCTTGATGGGTTTCTATTTTGGCTATCAATATCAAGGCCATTTTTCTTGCAAATAGAGTAAATGTAATCTACTCTCTTGCGATACTCTTCATAGCTATTAGCATCCACTTTCACGATAGCGTGTATGGATTTTCCTCCAGAGTACACAAGACAAGCTACTGGAAGCTCAAGCTCTCTGATGATTGCATTTTGCTTTTCTAGTTCCATGCTGTCAGACTCTACTAGAGTGTATCTGTAATCTGTCACATTTTCGTTTTTAACGCCTTTGCCATCTAGTGGGTTAAATCTTATCCATGCACCAGCTTTCTCTTTGTAATCGCCGATTACAGCGCCTATGTCACCGTTGCATTTCGATAATGCTTCAAGGAGTTGCCCTGCAGTTCGGTCGTATGAGCCTTTGCCTGGCATGTACTTGTCGTCTTTTTTCCAAACCTCTGTGACGTATCCAACATTTTCAGTACTTTCAAAGAGTGTTTCTATATAAGTAATCAACTCTTTAACAGGATTCCACTGCGTGTCATCAGGTTCGTTTATTTCTTTCACTTCAAGCCAAGCCTCATCAATGAGCTTGTAGTCTTTTCCAATCTCGTCATCCCAGTTTAGCTCGTGTGACGTTTTCTCCGGAGGAGTCCAGCCTTGCTCTATAGCAAGCTGAAATATTGTTCCTCCGGTCACAGGATTTCCATTTCCTGCAAATCCATCCCATTTCTTAAAGCATTCCCCTTGATGGTACCTTTTGCTGTCCTGCGCACTCCATGAATCCCAATCAGATGCTGTATAGCCTTCCTGCTTAAGCGCCATGCCTACGTTCACCCATTCCTGATAGTTCAAGAGCGATGGATTGATATGTTGTAATAATTCAAGATGGTTTCGTTGCATCTTTATTCTCCTTATGATGGTCTATACTCTGCAGGATTAATGCTGTTAGGAACTCTCCATCCATTAGCAGCTATTCGGTCTATCATGTGTTTAGCAGATTGGAATTGCCACATGCCTACATGCTTGAACCCTTTCCCCTCAAGGAATCTAATCTGCTTAGGTGTTGTAAGTCCCTCGTCTCTGCGTTTGCTTAGCCTGTCTAAAATCATCGAAGCTTTACCAGCATTGTCGATTGTGTCAGGGAGTATTCCACACTTTTCAAGCGCTTTAATCTGCTTGTCAGATGGCGGTGCCATTTCCCAACCAAACGAAGGGATGTATGTTGATAGGTCTTCTGCCTGTATGCTCATTTCAAACTGTAACGGATCTACAAGCTTGCGCTTGCGCCTTCTCATTTCCTCTAGCTGCTTAGCAAGAGCCTCTTCTCTTTGCGCCACTACATCCGATGCAGCCTTTTCTTCGGCTTCTTCGATGTCGATTGCAACTCCTGCAGCAATCTCTATGTTTTCGGTCATTTTCTTAGCGACTTCCTCATTTTCACAAATAAGGCTTGCCGGATGGCAAAGCTCGTGTCTTTCTGTGTGCCATAGAAAATCAAGTAATAGTAAGTCTTCTTTCCCTGGATATAACCTGGTTCCCCTTCCGACCATCTGTGAGTAAAGTGATCTCACTTTCGTTGGTCTTAGGACGACAATGCAGTCGACAGATGGCTCATCCCATCCCTCTGTCAATAACATCGAGTTGCATAGCACGTTGTATTTTCCCTTGCTGAAATCGTCTAAAATTTCCGCTCTGTCTTTACTATCCCCATTAACCTCTGCTGCCTTAAATCCCTTTTTGTTTAGAATGTCTCTAAACTTTTGCGAAGTCTTTACTAGCGGTAGAAATACTACGGTCTTTTTATCTGCGCAGTACTTAAGCATTTCGTCTGCAATCTGTTCTAGGTAAGGATCTAGCGCTGTACCTACCTCGCTTGCCTTAAAGTCTCCTGACTGCATTGATACTGCACTTAAGTCTAGCTCAAGCGGAATTGTTAAAGCCTTGATTGGACTTAGATATCCGTTTTTGATTGCCTTTGGAAGAGTGTACTCATACGCCAAGCTCTCAAAGTATGATCCTAGATTGCGCATGTCTCCTCTGTCTGGCGTTGCTGTAACGCCTAGCACATTTGCATTGCTAAAGTGCTCTAGTACTCTTTGATAACTGTCTGAAATACAGTGATGCGCCTCATCCACGACGATGGTATCAAAGTAGTCTTTGTCAAACTGTGCAAGGCGCTTAGGTCTTTGTAAAGTTTGTACAGACCCAACCACCACTCTGAACCAGCTATTAAGGCAGCTTTGTTCCGCCTTTTCTGTAGCTGTAAAAATTCCTGTTGCTTTTGCAAGCTTATCTGATGCCTGGTCAAGTAACTCGGAGCGATGTGCTAAAATTAGCACACGCTCCCCAAGTTTTACTCTGTCTTCGATGACTTTTGAAAAGACTATCGTTTTTCCGCACCCTGTTGGAAGTACCAGGAGTGTTTTCTTAACTCCCTTCTCCCATTCATTTGCTATAGCAGTTCTTGCTTCCTCTTGATAATCTCTTAACTTCATTTTGTCTCCTTAGAATGGAAAATCTTCCGCATTAAATCCTGTCTGTGAAAATCCTGGGACATCCTTGTTTAGCACCTTTGTGAGGTCAACATCTTCTGCGTAGATCATGCGCTTAACCTCGTTGTACTTGTTGCCGTTGTACTCACGCTGTCCAATTTTGCAAACACCTTCCTTGCCTGCAACTTCGTTCCAGTTCATCTTGAGTGGTTCGCCCTTCTTTTTTAGGCCGATGGCACCAAAGAACGCTGATAACATCCCCTCTGTTGAGCTGTGTAAGAATAGATTGTGCTTGAGCTTAACATCGCCCTCTGCGGTCTTTACAATGATGTTAACGATAGCCTTATTGCATGCTGGAAGCTTTCCGCCAGGTTGTGGCTGATGTCTGCCTCTCTCATAGCTTTCAACGATAAATTTGTAGTCTCCCTCAGGCAGTAGTAAAAACTCTCCACTGTCCTGGGTGATTTCGTCATTCCAATCAAACTCTCTGTCAAAATTCATGTTGCTCATTTTTTAATATTCCTTTCGTTACTTGTTTGTTCTTGCGTTAACTATATCTTTAAGCGCTGAGTTCCAGTTAGCTATCAGCACGTTCCAATAATCTTGCGGTACGTTGCCAAAAGGCATGTCTTTAGGGAAGTGTCCCACCTTCTGCCAAAAGCCTCTCAATTCGTCTTCTGTGACCTCACTAATAGACATTAAGTCCTGCACCGAGATAGGTATCGCGTCATCATACTTCTTAGCATAGATAGGGTCCTCAGGACGCATCTCCTGTTGTTTTTTAGCTGGCTCAGCAGTAGCCTCTGTCTTAGGTTCTGTTTTAACCGGCTCTGCTTTGACATCAAAGATGTGAGCAATGCTCTCATATTTCATAGGCAGTTCAAATGGTAATCCGTGCCTATTCTTTGCGTCCCATGCTGGGTGATGTGCCGTATACATCACTCGCTCGCCACCTTGAGCTTTGTGCTTTGTCCCTTTGTCATCTACAGCAAATACTTGTGTTTTGTAGTTGCAGAAAAGCACTATGTCGGCCCACTCTTTCACAAGCGCAGCAGTCTTGCCTGTGGTCTTATTGCCAAGCTTGAGTTCGTATCTGTCATACGCTCCCATTTCGTCCGGCTGTTCAAACTTTCTTATAATCGCGTGCGCTGTTAAGATTACATTTACGCCCTTTTCGACGATGTCTGATAGCTTGTTGAGGAACCTGCCTATTTCTTGCTCTAGCTTTATAAAGCCCTCGCCATAGCCAAATCCAGTGATGTCCTTCTTGTCGTGTGCCATGCAGATGTCTTCGATTACCATCTTTTCAACCCAGTCCACTGTGTCAATCACTAGCGTCTTGCACGCTGTAGGATTGGCTGCGATGAATGATAGCTGATTCTTTAGCATTGTGTAGCTTGTTGGCTTATCCAGCCTTGCAACATCCATGTTGCTTGTTGACCCCTCTATGTCGATAAAAACAGGGTCAGGGAATCGTGAGGCAAGAGTGGACTTGCCTATTCCCTCAACTCCGTATATGACGACCTTTTGAGCCTTTGCGATTTTTCCTTTAGTGATATTCATATAGCCTCCTAAAATTTCCATTCAGCTTTAGATGGTTCCTCAAAAGCTTGCGTGTTTATTTCCTCTGCTTCAGCGCCCTTTACATATCCATCTTCGATGATGATACTGCATTCTTCACCAGTGCTTACTCTAGTAGCGATAGCCTGCAAACCTTCTGCTTCGAGCCAGTCTCCAAACTCTTTCAGAGACTCCTGGTCCATCTGCTCTAGCTTGTCAAGTAGCACAAATCCACAATTAGAGTTCAGCTTGCGAACTATTGCTGTAGCGACTTTGAGCTGGTCAGAACCACTCATGTTATCCCACTTAAATCCGTTGTAAATGAGTTCGCCATCCTCAACGGATAGCCCTTTTAGTGGTAGGTCTGCGCTTTCTAAAAGTGCAGCCTTGCGCTTTCTAACGTCTGTAAGTGCTTCTGTGAGCTCCTCGTACTCGGCTCTGTAGCCTCTTGCGTCTTCCTCGGCTTTATCCTTGTCCAGATTTGCTCTGACTTTGCGATTAATCTCGTCAATTTCAGTGATACTCTTTTCAAGCTCTGCAGTTGATTCGTCAACAAGGTTTTCAACCGATTTATTTGCTGTAACTAAATCCTGTATTGTGTTAGCAAGTTTAGTTTCTGCTTCAGACAGTTCTTTTTTTAGTCTTTCGACATCACTAGATGCCTTCTCGTGCATCCTTTGTATGCTTGCGAGATTTTCGCGCTTCCTTTGGTTTTCGCCATTTCTCGCTAGAATTTCCTGCTGTTCTTTGATTAGATCTGATGCAGATACCAAATCCTTTGGAGCGTCTGGATAATATTCCTGCTCTTTGGCAAACTTCTCCTTCTGGTCTGCGATCTGACCGATTGCATGTCTGCGGTTGTAAGTGTCCTGCTCTTCCTTTTCAAGGAGCACAAGCTGCTCTCCTACTCCGATGATCTGTAGCAATGTGCTTGCCTTTTCTCTGCTTGATTGCTGCATAAACTTTGGCAAGTTGAGTGCAAGCTCATCTATAAAGCTGTCTAGTAGATTCTGACCTGCTTTGTTCCCATCTGGATCTATAACCTTAAGGTCTGAGTTCTTCCCTTTTCGCTCAACGATAAGGCCATTACTCATTACTATGTGCAGATTAGGTGGAATCGCTGAGCCTTCGCGCTGTGCCTGACTAGGCTTAAACTTGTTGCCTCCAAGTGCCCAGGCGATACTATCTAGCACACTGGTCTTGCCCTGTCCATTGTTTCCGCCGATGATTGTGAGACCGTTTGCAGTAGGTTCCATCTTTACTGCCTTTACTCGCTTTACGTTCTCAATTTCTAGCTTGTTGATTTTGATTGTCATTTTCTTCTCCTTTTGATATAATTAAGTTGTTGATTTTGATTGGCGCTTTCCGGAGCGTCTTTCTTATTTTTTGCGATACAGTCCAAAGCGCTCTTGTCCATTACTTCCTTAGTATCCTTTCTGCATATGCCTTTCCGTCTTCGGTGTTGCCACTGTTGTAAACTGATAGTGCGTCCTCGTAGTTTCCGTATTTGTCGTATAGGTCTGACAAGATGGCACACCCTAGAATGACATTCTCCTGTGGGTCAAATAGACTTACGATTCCCAATTCTTCCATCCTTTTTTTATGGTGCTTTGGCTGTATCTGCATTAGTCCGATTGATTCACCGTTGTCGCCCACTGCGTTAGGATTGCCTCCTGATTCCTCCTTGATGATTGCCTTGACGATGTTAGGGTCTACACCACTCCTAACGGCTATGTCGTCAATCATTTCGTTTGAGATTCCCTTTACATCAATTTGTATATTGCTGACGACTTTGTATTCCGTCTGCTGATAAACTTGAGGTGTGTCTATCGCAGTTGCAATACCATTCAGAGCGATTACTGTACTTATAAAAAGCGTAGGTGGTATTACTGATTTAATCTTCATAGCGCTCTCCTTTCTAGCATCTTGTATGACTTGTTTATGCTGTTGATGTCCAGCCCTGCCATGTCATATAAGACGTCTTTGTTTAAATAGTTGTCATGCTCGCAGTACATCTTGATTTCTCGCCTTGCCATTTCATCGCGAGTCATCTTTACAATCTTCGCTGCAGTAGACCCTGCACATCCGAACAGTCTTTTAACATCGCTTGATGTAAAATATGGCAGCGAGTGATACATCTCAAATGCTGTCTTTACATCTGGTCTCACGTTTGGAAATCTCATATCTTCTCCTTTCTCGGCTGGTGCGATAGTTTAGTTTTCTAAACTAAACGGGTAAAAAAATAAGTTGGAATCATGCTATATGATTCACCCAACAACGTCATTGCCGCTTGCATTTCTTCTTGCGTCCACTCCGCCTTATTGTTTAGTTTTAGATTTAATGTTGATAAACCAATGCCCATATGCTCTGCAAATGCTTCTTGTTTAGTGAACTTTTCTCTAATAGCCCCTTTTAGCTTGCTGTAATCGTAGTTCATTTGCTCCTCCTTTCGCTTGTTTAGTTTTCTAAATTCTATCAAATTCATATCCGTATGTCAACACAAATTTTAGAAATTCTAAAAAAAATATTTACTTTTCTAAACTTACAGTGTACACTATCTTATATCAGGAGGTGCTTGTATGGACATAAGAACCAAAAGGTTAAGAAATGTATTTGAAAAATCCGGATTGACTCAAACCGAGGTATGCGAAAAAACTGGAATTAACAAGGGTGCACTGAGTTCTTATCTATCAGGTAGATATTTTCCAAAACAAAAAACTATTGATAAATTATCAAAGGTTTTTAATGTTTCTATTAACTATCTAATGGGATTTGAGCCAGAACATTCTCAAAGGGTTGATGACCCTGACCTCACAGGTATAAGCAACATTTCGTTTCCAGCTTCTCGTCCTATACCAATTCTAGGGGACATATGTGCTGGCGAAGGGATCTGGTGTGAAGAGAACTTTGAAGGACACTTTTTTATAGACAGCTCAGTAAAAGCAGATTTTTGCGTGCGTGTTAGAGGAGATAGTATGGTTGATGCTGGAATATTTAACGGTGACCTCGCATTTATCAAAAAGACTTATGACTATACGAATGGCAAAATTTATGCCGTAAGAATAAACTCCGATTGTGAGGCAGTACTCAAAAAGGTATTTTGGCAAGAGGATACAATCATACTCAACCCATGCAACGCAGACTATGAGCCGATTGTAACCGATGCTGAGGGTATGACTGTAATAGGCGAGTGCGTTGGTGTATTCCACTCAACGATTTCAATGTTTTAGGTGTCTATATGTATATAAGAACCGAACGCATCGACGAAGTAATGGTTTAAGGAGGAAATT